CAATCGCACTGCTGAAAGGCGCCGGTGCCGGCTCGACTGATGCCCTAGAAAAAGGACTGCGCAGCGCGCAGACCGAACTGAAGGCGGCCACGCGCGAGTTCGACAAGAGCGTGACGGCTCTGACTAAAGTCGAGAACGCGCTCACTCGCGCCGGCGTCGACACGGCCAACCTGGCCGCCGAGCAAGTCCGTCTCGCCGAAGCCGCACGCCAAGCCAACGCCGTCCTCGTCGAGCAGTCGACCAAGGCGCTGCTCGGCTTCAAGGGTCTGAAGGATATCCAGCCGCAGATCAACCAACTGAACGCCGCTTTTCTGGCGCTGCGCGATAGCGGAAAACTCTCATTCGGCGAGCTCTCCGTCGCGCAGGCCCGCCTGCAGCAGCAGATCGGACTGCTGCGCGCGGAGACCGGCGGGCTCGGGCAAGCGTTCACCAACATCCGCGGCAGCATCATCGCCTTCGCCGCCGCCTTCGCCGGCGTCACCGCTGGCATCACTCAATCGGCGGCGAATTTCCGCGAATTCGCGCAACAGGTCGCCGCGCTGGACTCGATCGCCGACACGAGCAAGGCGAACATCGACAAGCTCGCGGGCGGCGTGCGCGCGCTTGCCAAGGCGCTCGGCGTCGATGCGGTCGAGTCGACCAAGGCGCTCTACGAGATTATCAGCAGCGGCATCCCGCAGGAGAACGCGCTCACCGTACTCGAGCAAGCGACGAAGGCCGCGATTGCTGGATTGACCGACGTCAAGACGGCGGCGAGCGTCGGCGTCGCGGTGCTCAACGGCTACGGTCTCGAGGTGACGCAACTCGGTCACGTCTACGACGTCTTGTTCCAGACGGTGAAGGACGGCGTCATCACCTTCCCCGAGCTAGCCAAGAATATTGGAACGATCATCCCGGCGGCGCGGGCCGCCAAAATCCCGCTCGAGGAGTTGGGCGCCGCCTTCGTTGTCCTGACGCGCCAAGGCTTCGACGCCCCGGAGGCAGCGACGGCGATCAACCGGGCGATCGTGGACCTGTCGGCGCCGGCGCCGGAAGCCGCGCAACGGTTGAATGATCTCGGGATCGCGGTCAACGGCCTGACTGGGACCATTGAACAGCTCGCCTCGCGCAACTTCAACCTGTCGCAGATAGCGCAGATTGTCCCCGACGTGCGCGCTCAGCGGGCGGTCCTGGCGCTCATCAGCAATTTCAAGTTGCTGCGCGACGAGCTCGGGGCGATGAACGCGGCCGCCGGGCAGACGCAGGCGGCTTACCTCAAACTCGCCAACACGCCGCAGCAACAGGTCGCGAAGTTCAACGCAGCGGTCAAGGATCTGTCGATCTCGATCGGCGAATTCGTGACCGGCAGCGGCGGGCTTGTTACCTCGCTCACCGGCATGGTCAACGCCTTCAACGCGCTTTCGCCGGCGACTAAGACCGCGGTGCTGCAATTCTCCGCGGTCGCGGCTGGCGGCGCGGCGATCGTCCTGATCGCTCGGCAACTCATCATCCCGCTGAACCTGCTCGCTGGCGCATTGTTCCAAGTTGGCGCTGGGGGCAGCGCTGCCGCAACGGGACTCACCGCAGCCGGCGTCGCGATGAACGGGCTCAAGCTCGCCGCTGCCGGATTCCTCGGCTTCAAGCTCGGCGAGCAACTCTCGGAGAACTTCGCGATATTCCGTGTGATCGGGGATCTAGTCGGGACGTCGGCTGCCGCGGTCGTCAATTTCAGCGACTTCGCGATGGCCAAGTTGTTCGCCGCGTTGACCGGCAACAAGAAAGCCTCCGACGACGCGACCGCCGCATTCCAGCGCAACCGGGCCGTCATCGCCGACCAGTGGGGCGCTGCCATCTCCGGCGCATCAGAACGCCTGCGCGCGCTAGATGCGGAACAGACGAAACTTATCGACAGCCTCGGCAAGTCCTCGGCTGCTGCCGTGAACGCCGCCGGCCTCCTCGACACGTCAGTATCGAAGATCGCTGCCAGTGTCGGCGCCCAACTCGCCGGCATCGATCAGTTCGTCACCAGGCTGCAGGGTCGCCTGACGCAACTCTCGGCGAACCTTACGCAGAACGCGGTGATCGTGCAAACGCTCTCGACCGCGGCAATTGCGAACATCAACGCCAACGCCGCGGCGCAACTCGCTGCGCTCGACAATCTGCGCAACAGTGAATTGCAGGTCGCTGCAAAGACGCTGGCTATTCAGACGAAGCAGGCGGCGGACCGGCTGGCGGCCTTGCAAAAGGAGGGCGCTGAAACTATCAAGGCGTTTGAGGCGTCGGCCAAGGCTCGGCTCGACATCGCGAAGCGCACCGGCGAAGACGAGAAGAAGGTCGAGCAGGACATTGCGCTGGCCCGTCGTGCGGTTTTGCAGTCGATCGTCGACGCCAATCGCGCGCATATCAATGAACTGATCGGTCAGTTGACCGGATACCAGAACAAGGTCCGCGAGATCGAACTCTCGCGGGTCGACTTTAACCGAGCAGCCGAAGACCAGATCCGCGAGATCCGCGCCGGGAACCTCACCGCATACCAGAAGTACAGGGCCGATGCCCAGGAAATCGACCGGCTGATTTCAGAGGGACGCAAATCGCTGGCCGCCGGCGACGCCAAACTGGCAGAGGACTACGCGAAGCGCGCCATTGCGGCGTCGGCTTCGATCGCCAAGGCGGTGAACGAAGGCGGGCAGGAAATAGTCAGCGCGACGAGCGCGCAATCGCGTGCGCTCGCCAAAGTGGCCGAAGCGACCAAGCTTGGCAATGACGCCTTCCGCGATCAGGGTGACGCGGCCAAGGAAGGCGCGGCCAAGACCAAGACGGCGCTTGAATCGTCGGTCGAAGAACTCAAGTCGATGCAGGACAAGCTCGACGAGGTATCGAAGGCGCTGGCGAAGGGTATTGAAATATCGATCACCGCCAACACCGAAGCGGTTACCAAGACGATCGCCGAACTCGACGCGAAGATCGCCGAGCAAGATCACCTGCTCGCGGTCAAGGCCGACATCACGCTGGCCCAGGTCGAAATCAAGCGGCTAAAGGACGAGCTGGACCAGGGGATCACCGTCAACGTCAAGGGGCGCACAGCCGAGATCGAGGCGGCGTTGAAGCGCGTCGCCGCGGAGCAGCCAGAGATCACCGTCGACGTTACGAAGGCGCTCGCCGCTGTCGGCGAAGTCCGGACCGCGGCCCAGGCGATCGAGAATATCCACGTTCAGATCGAATCGAACGCCGCCGACGTGCGGAAGGAAATCGATTCGCTGAACGGGCGGGATACGTCCTCAACGCACACGATCCACATCGTCAAGGTCAACGACAACGCCGCTGGTGGGCCGATCGTCGCGACGCCGCTCGCTCGTGGCGGGCCGGTTGGAGTGCAGCGCTTCGCCCGCGGAGGTTCAGTATTCCGCCGGCCGACGTGGCACAAGGTGCCCGGTAGCGGTAGCGGCGACACCGTGCCGGCCGCGCTTCGACCTGGTTCGTTCGTACTGCGCAAAGCGGCATCGGCCTACTACGGAGACAGTTTGCTCGGCCGCCTCGCGCGAGGCTACGCTAGTGGCGGATTGCTTGGGGGTACGCCGCTGCCGAGATCGAGCGGGTTATCTGCATCACGCGGGACGGTCCAAGCGGCACCAAACGACGACTTTTGGACGAAGTACAAGGAAACCATTGCCCAATTGCGGGCGCTGCAGGAAGCGTCGATAGGCGCGCCGCGCCCGCGCTCCGGTGAGGTGAGCCTCGGAACATGGGCGGGGACGCTCGTCGAAGACTTTGTTTTCTATAGCGATCTGCATCGCCAGCAGATCCGCAAGATGTTGGAGGAAAGCTTCGACGGATGGCTCGCCGGGATCGGCGTCGCCAAGGCGTTCCACCTGCCAAACGTGATCGACGGCCAACTGCGGGCGCTCATGAAGCGCTACGCAGGCGGCGGGATGACCGATACCGTTCCGGCCATGCTCACCCCGGGCGAGTACGTGATCCGGCCCCAAGCCGTCGCGAAATACGGCGGCGGACTGATGCACGCCCTGAACAACATGCAAGTCCCGCGGGGCTTCCTCGCTGGCATGCTGGATTTCCCCGCGCCGCGGCCAGCCATGGCCCGCGTGGCGCACTTCGCCGAGGGCGGGCCCGTGGGTAGCCAAACGAGCGGCGCGACGCGTGGCGGGGCTGCAATTGGCGGCGGCCTGACGGTCAATATCTACGCCCAGTCGGTCGACGCCGAGACGGTCCGCCGGGACGTGATCCCGCTGATTGATAAAGTCATGAAGCGAGGCCGGTAATGGCCGCCTGCGCCCCGCAACGCTTCCTAGCGAACAACCGGAACGCGATCCGCGAGGCGACGCTCAATCCGTCGTCGGTGCTGCCGATCGAGGATGCAGTCCTGGCCATTCCGACGGCGCGCGGCGGAACGGCGCAGATTGCTTTGACCGGCTCCTACGACGGCGAGGAGGAGGCGACCTACGATATCGAGATCGTCGACGATACGGTCGCAACGCCGCTCATCTCCGCCCCGGTATTCACGGGCGAGGGATCCGGCACGCTGGACAATATCTCGGCCGACGCGATCGCCCAAGAGATCACGGTCGAGCTCTCCGAGTCCGGACTTCCGCTGCTCGCCGCCGAGATCGACTTCGAGGGCGTAACAGTCAAGGCGCGCACCGCCGGCGCGGTCGGCAATGCGATTTACTTCAACGTCGATCAGTCTCCGCTCACATTCACGCCGCAGCCGTACTCGCTGATTCACGATCTCGAAGCGGGCGCCGGTGGAAAGGACAATCCCCTGACCGGGGCCGAATACGACTTCGATACCAAGATCCTCGGGGCCGACAACGCGATCCCGGCGGACGCGCACCGGATCGCCTTCGGCGACGACACTTCAGCGATCTACCTGCAATACAAGATCTACGCCGACGGGAAGTGGCAATACTACTTTGTTCCGGAGTTGAAGCGGTCGGTGACCAAGGGAACGGTCATCAGCTTCGTTACCGGTGGGCGCACGGTCACCGTCAACCCGGGTTCGCCTCCGGAAACCTACACCGGCATCGTCACCCTGTACGACCTTCTGTTCAAGCTGCAGACCGAGTCGCAGCTCGTCATGGTCGACGGCGTTGTCGCCAACGATCGGAGCCCAGAGGGCCAAGCCGCGCACGAATTGCAGACGCGCACCGACGCCTATTTCGAGCCATCCGAAGGCGACGGCAGCGACGCAGCGCGCGGGTTCGTAGACGTCTCGGTCGACCCCGATGCCAGCACGCAATTGGTGATCGCGACCTGCCGCGCGGTCACGCCGAAGGATCACCCGCTGGCCAGCGTCGGGCGGGAGCGGTGGGAATTGAAATCCTCGCTCCTGGGAGAGCTCGGAACGATCGTTACCAATGAGCCGTACTCGGGGTCCGCGTTCGGCCTGACCATCCCGCTCCGGTTGCCGTTTGCGATAGACGTGCAGGTAGGCAACTTCACCGTCACCGATATCGTGTACGAGACGCGCGTGGATCCGGCTGTGCCGCCGCCGATCTGCCCAGGCATCGGCCAACGCGCAGGGCTGCTCGGGCCGGCGGCGGTCGATCAGACGTTGACGCTGGTCTACACCAAACGGCCGAGCGGTGACTGCGTCTGCGACGCGATGCCAACTCAGAACTTGGACACATCATGCCTTGGCAACACGGGCTTATCAGGAGAAACGGCGATGGCGTTTGAAGAGGACACCCGGGCGCGCATTGAGGCGCTGCGCATCTGGTACACGGGTCGCGTCCGGGCCAACAGCAGTATCGGCGGCAGCGGACTGATCTACTCGGCGGAGGATCCGTTCATCGCGGCGCCAGTAGCCGACCCTACCAGCTCCTACGGCGGCTTGTTGTCGCTAAAGGAAGTGGTTCGGCTTTTCGTGGATACGATCCTGCTGATGGACCCATTGACGGCGGGATCGCCCAGCTTGCGCGGCAATGGCATGCTTGCTTGGGACGATGCGGTCAGCGAATTGCAGGGCGACGTTGCCGCGTGGGACGGCGTCAACCTGCAGAGCTTTCCCTCTGACCGTTACGAGGCGCGACTCGGGGCGGTGCTCGCGGCAGCGGGGCTCGATTCATTGGGGGGGGCTAGCGCCAGCACCGAATCCGGCGACGGATGCTGGCGTGATTGGGGCGGCGATTATTGGACCGTCGTCGGGTCGGAAGGGGGCGCCTACGCGCCTGCGTTCACTAATCATCCGTGCTGGCTTAGCCGCCGCGCGGACAATACGAATACCTATTACTCTACGCACGAGGCCGCATTTCAGATCAACGTCAAGTGCCCCGAGGATTTGATTTACGGGGACACGATCACGATGAGCATCAACGGCGGCGGGCACCCGTCGACGTATCAGGCTGGCGACACGCTCACCCTGGCGATCATCGGCGCCCGCGATCTCTACGTTGCCGGCGGGCAATATCCGTCGCTGGTGCAGTCGTGGCTCGTCAACGGTTCCGTCTCCGGACCATTCCCACCGTACAGCTTCGACCCCGACGCGCCGGCGCCGTATTCGACTGGTTCGCCGACCTCGCTCGAGTTCCTACTGAACCCTGGCGGGATTCCATTCGCCAAGGGCGACCGATTCGCGTTCTCCGTCGAGGGCGGGCATTACCGGTGGCGCAAGGATGCCGGGGCGTGGAGTTCGACGCTGGCGATTCCTAACGGTTCCACGGTGTTTGATGCCGGCCTGTCCGTTGAATTCACGCCAGGCGCGGCGCCGTCATTCGCTGCCGACGACGTGTTCAGCTTCCGAGCGTTGCAACCGTGGGCGGTATCTAACCTGCGCGAGCCGACGGTCGAGCCTTGGAAATGGTCGGGCGCGACGCCGACGCTTGTCATTCCGCTGGGCGCCCCGACGCCGATGGACATAGTTGCGCTTTGGCACACGCTGCCCGTGGGCGCGACGATCACGGTCGAAGGCGGAACGACACCAGGCGTTTACGATTGGCTCGAGACCTTGACATGGCGTGAGTCGCTGATCGCACACGTCCTGCCGAGCACGCTGTCGCCGAGCTATCTGCGCCTCTCCCTGACCGGAGCGAGCGGCGCGTCGATCATGTGGCTTTGGGCGGGCGAAGCCTTCAAGACGTCGAAGTCCGCGGACGTCACCCCGCACCGCAAGTACAGCTTCACCCGCGGCGACGGTGGGCTCAACGTGCGCGGGCGCTTCCTCGGCAAAGGCCGCGGCGCGGATGTCATCTGGACCGAAGCGGCGCTCACCGATGCCGACATGATCGGACTCGCCGAAAATCTGGATTGGGTCAAGGAAAACGACGACGAACCGCAGATTTTCGTCCCGCAAGTCACCCGCCCTGAAGAGGCAATGCTCGTCCAAGTGACCGACGACGAGATCGAAGAGCACGACCTTGGCGACGGCAACCGGGATGTTTCCGTGCCGCGCCTCTTCGACGTCCGGCTGTCGCTCGGCGCCGTCCTGCAGTAATGCGCCTCGTACTGGCGTTGGACCCGAGTTCGGTGGATTTCGGGGAGAAGAACTCGGGCGGGCCGCACCCGTATCTGCTCACCGTTGGGAAGATACGGAAGGTGGCGCGCACCGGGTCGGCAGTGGGCATCGCGTCGACTGAAGGCGCAAGCGTTACCGTAACGCTCGATAACAGGGGCCGCAAGGTTACGAAAATTGCCGACCGGCCGTTGCGGGTCAAGTCCTATATCTATGACGACGCCGATGCACTGATCTTCTCCGGCATCATTTCGTCGGTTGAATTGGACGCTGTAGTGGCGTGGGAAATAGGCGCGTAGCCAAAGGAGAACGATCATCGCTTCGAAACTTAATTTTTCCGCCGCTCTCGAAAAAGCGCGGATGGATGCAATTACAACGACCGTCGGGAATGCAGGGAAGCTGTGGATCTTCAAGGGGACGCAGCCGGCCGGACCCGGTACGACGCATACGGAGGTGCTCGTTGCCGGCCCGTTCACCCTCGGCACTCCGTTCGCCCCGGGCGCGACAACCGCGCTGCCGTCTGTCCTGTCGCCGACTCTGCCCGCGAACGTGAACGCAACGACGTCCGATCAGCCGACATGGTATCGGGTGACGGCGACTGCGGGCACGGCGACGAGCGCTGGGCTAATCGATGGTAGCGCGGGGGTGTCTGGCGCGGATATGACGGTCGGGCCAACAACGGCGACCCAACCAGTCGCGATCACTTCATGGACAATCAATAGCGCTACCTTCGGCCATTGAGCGTAGGCAATGGCTAATGCGGACCTCGCAGCCTCTGAATCAAGCTGCACGACCGCAGTCGCAGTCAGGGTAACGACCGGGGCCGCGCTGGCGGCAACAGTATCGAGCGGCACGACGGCGCTTGCTGTTACGGTCACAACCGGAGCGGCTCTCGCTGCGACGCTGAACACGGATACCTCAGCGCTCGTCGCCGAAGTCACGACCGGCGCAGCTTTGGCCGCAACTGAAGTAAGCGCCGCGTCGGCATTGGCGGCCATCGTCACAACTGGCGCGGCGCTTGCCTCAAGCGTTACTTGGGACCGTTCGGAGATCAACCATACGGCCGTTTCGACATTCTCCGGTCGCGCGGCTGCAATCGTCCGTTTCGGCCGTCTGCTCTATGAAGACCTCCCGCTGCGCACGAGCGGGGCGCTCGGCAATTTCGCCGATGAGTTCGTGCTGGCGCACCGGTATGGAGACCTGACCTCGGGCCGGTTCAAGCTCGAGCGGCTGGACGACAAGACGTTCTTCGCCGCCGATCACCCGATGGCGATCGCCGATGTCTTCGTCG